ATTGTAGCTGTGTTTAACACGCAGTTATCAATAATAAAAGTTGTATCATCAACAATAATAACTAAACCAAAAGCGTGTAATTGATGCTTGTTAGAGTTTGTTAAAACTGCTGTGGCAGAGGTAGCACCATCAGTCCAAGCTGCTGCTGCGTCACCAATGGGTTTGTCCGAGAACATAGCGTTCCATAAAACAGACTCTTCGCAAGTAATTGTAGTGCCAGCATCTTGTGGACGCATATAAGTTGTAAAGGTAAAATCAGCTGGATCAAGAGCAGTATTAAAACTACGCTGACCACGAACAGGGGTTGCACCAGCTTCGTTTAGTGTAACTGTTTCACTTGTAGTGTTTTGACTAAACGCGAATCCGTCCAGTACTTGAATTTCGCGAGTATTGCCAGAAGTAAATCCAGAACTGTTGACTGCACCAGTAGTTGCGTTAACATTACTTGTCCAGAATACTCGACTATTACGAATTAGATTAAATGCCATATTTTATTTCCTTGTGGTTAAAAACGTAAAGCACACCCACTAGACATTTATCTGTTTTGGTGCCAGCAACGTTATTGTAGTGCGTATCGCACTTGTAGGTTTACTTCTCCGACACCGTAAGGAACTAATAGCCCTTCGTCGGTGATAATAGACTGAATCAAGATTTCAGTTGTTGCCAGATTATTAGCCTGGTCGTATACTAATACACGATTATCATGAATACACTTCTCTAGGTCGTGTAGTAGGGTTTCTAGTTGAAATTGTGGATCTTCTTGGTCTCGAACATACACTTTTAGTGATAAGTTTAAGTAGCACCACGCAAAGTCAGCTGGATGATATTCGCGAATTTCTGTGCCTGGAACTATGTATACAGCAGGGAAGTCTTGAATTTCATCCCAGAACTTTAGTTTGGCATAAGAGTTGTCGTATAAGTTTGTTTGATAGGGCGCAGTACCATCAATTGTTTTTAGCTTTTCTGCTAGCGCTTTTGCAATACTATTTCGTTTACTCATATAGATATAGCCCTTAATTTATTAGCAACTACCTGAGAAGCAATATCTCGGATAGACCTACCTATAAGAAGTTTAGGGTCTCGGGTTTTAGGACTCTGTTGCTTACCACCAGCACTAAAAGTTGCATACGGATTTTTCATATAACTATAAAATACGTTTATTAAACCGTCACGACTTTGAGTTAAGTGGTCTATATTAATAGTACTAGCAAATCTACCTGTTCTATAATTAAGTATATCTTTTCGGGTTCCGTCACCCATATTCGCACTTACTACGTCTTGTATTTGAGAGTTTAAAATAGCAAGTAAGTTTACTAAGTTTACTGTTTCTGGCAGTACTTGCTTCTTTACTTCGATTTTTGCCTTAGTAACTTTTTGTTTTAGGCTTTTTAATTCTGCTTTAGTTCTGCGAATGTCAGCTTTAGCTTTGTCAGCACCTATAACATTTTTAACAGTTAACTCAGGTAATCCACCTATTGTTCCTGTATATACATTCTTTAATTTTCGTTTTTTACCACTAATAGTCGATACTAATCTATCTTCAATTAGTTTTACAATAGCAGGAGACGACTCTAGTTCTACTAGACTTTGTGAGCCTTCAGATAGTAGACCTTGTTTAACAAATCCGTTTACCATACTATCAAGAGCTTTTTCAACCAAGCTTTGATTACTATAACCTACTTGTTTTAAAAATCCACGAATACCTGTATTCTGTTTGCCAACAACTTGTGCGACTGCACTACCAGCTCGTTGTTGTTCCGCGCTACCTTGCCATTCAATAAGCCAGTTAGAGTCTGTTTTACGATACTTAGCACCTAACTTAGTTTTTAAACCCTTAATATCGCTAGTAACTTCGTCATACTCTTCTACAATATCTAGTAGCGTATCTATAAATTGATTTAAAGCGTTTAATTCTTTAGTAAGCTGTACTGCAGGTACTTGACGTCTAGGATCTTTTAATGCTTCGCCTATACTGCCTTTTGTTCTTTGCAGTAAAGTATTAGCCCATCCATACACATGGCCTTTATCGTAGTTTTTATTTTTTATTTGATTTAAAACTGTTTGAGATACGTTGCCAGCATCTTGAGCACCAGCATCTTTAGCTATTTGCTGTAGATAGTCGCCTACTGTTTTATTTAAACTTCTGAAGTTTAAACCTTTAAAAATTATTGTTTCTTGGCCTGCAGTATTATGATAAACTACTGCATCAGGCACTTGTAAGTATTTACCAGACTTTATTTCACTAAATATAGTAGAAGCAGTAGTTTCACCTAGTATGCTTTTAAGCTGCTCTAGTGGAATTATCAAATCTACGGTTGAGCTTTCTATTTCTGCTCTACTAGATTCACGAGTTTGTTGTAAAATTGAAGAAGTGTTTCGTTGACCCGAGGCCCACTGCTTAAGTTCAGGTACTTTATTTAATACACGTCTGAACGCTTCTGCACTCATGTAAAGTCCGCCATATACTGATCTAGCACACGCTTGATTGCTGCAGGAAAGTTACTTGAAGCAACATAACTAATTTGTGTAGTGTTAGGAGTAATATCACGGGTACTATGAACAGCACCGTTATTCTTTGAGTAGTATTCTACTAAATCTAATACTGCTAATTTTAAATCACCAGGAACTACTTCGTATCCTGCAAAGTAAACTACTCGATAACCATTAATTTGCTCTGGAAATCCACCAGGATTTAAACTAAGTACGTAATCGTCGCGCACTACATAGTCTGTAAATTTTACAAGATTAGTATAAGTCTTACCATAGTCAGCGCTATAAGCAACTGAATTAACTGTAACTACTGGAGTTTCTTTTAAAATGATTTGTTTAAAGCCACCATCAAACACCTCTGTTTTGGCCTCGTCGTAAAAGTCAATGAAAGTACGACGGCAATATGTTTTTACTAAATCGCTAACCTTGGGTATTAAGAAATCAATTTCTGTGTCAGAGTTTGTGCTAGTAATTCCCATGTAAGCTTTGTATTCTGCTTTTGTTACTAAATTTGTTGCCATAAATACCTCGCTTGTTTTATAAAGGCACATTATACCTTTATAAAACAAGACCCCGAAGGGTCTTGTTAACAATTACACTAGCAGATCAGGTTGCTGTGTACTTGTGTGCTGTAACAGCGTTACCTAAGTTAGTAGTAACACGTGTCATACCGGTACGGAGGCTAGCCACCATAACGCGACGCTGTGTCTCAACTAATTCTTGGGTATCAATGCGGAGACCGCGCTGGTTACCAACGATAAAGTTGCCTGGGTTCAAGCAGATAGCGCCAGCAATACCAGTACCTGGTGAAGCGAATTCTGCAGAGACCAACACGGGGCTACCACCGATTTGACCAATTTGACCAGTCAACAATGTAGCTTGTGTACCAACTTGGTTCATTGTTTGGAAGGTTGTGTCTTCTAGCAATTGGTAGTATGTATCAGTATTAATGATATAAACTACTTCTGCAGGATCAAGACCCCAAGCACCCAAACCTTGACGCAATGTGCGTAACTTAGCAACGTTCATACCAGCAACAACAGTGTTACCAGTGGCAGTGGTGTTGGAAGCCCAGTTAGCCAAGCCCTTAACAGGGTCAGAACCAGAACCAGCACCTAACAAGAAGGCCTTGTCAACGGCGCGAGCAACACGGCGAACCATACCATCACGGATGATTGGCATCAAAGCCAACAAAGCATCTTCTTCTTCTTCGTATGCTGTATACTCGTTTGTAGCGAGTTTATATGCATTCAAAGTGATTTCTTTGAGAGCGTGAGTGGCATTACCACCAGCAGAAGGACCAGCTGAACCAAGGGTAGCAGGAACGGCACCAAACTCAGCGTTAGTAACCCAAGTAGCAGTACCTGCTTCTGGATTCACTGGAATGGTCATCACGTTGGTTTGCATAGCAATGTTGCGGAAGATAGGGGCAACAACTAAGCGACGACGAACTTCAGACTCAAGATTCAAAGAAACTTCTTGTTCCCATGTAGCTGAAGGCACGTGAGCACCGTATTTTTGCACTAATTCACGACCAGTACGTGTACCGTCGATTGACTTGCCAGCCATTTTAGCTAAAATAACTGCCTTTTCTTTGTCAGCATAAGACATACCGTCTTTGGCTTCTTGGAAAGACATTTTAGATTTTGTGATTGCTTCGATTTCAGCAGCTTTTTCTTTCAAAGAAGCTTCTAAACCAGCGATAACTGATTTGCTTGACTCTTCAGCAGTAGCTAAACGCTTCTCAACTTCAGCCAAGAGCTTCTCAGCACCTGTGTCAACAGTAGAGATAGAAGCAACAGCGGCTTTAACGCGTGCATCTAATTCAGCTTCAGCTTTGTCAGCAGCAGCTTTTTCAGCCAATGCTTTTGCCTGTGTTTCGGCGATGGCTTTTGCAGTTTGCTCAGCCGCTTTGCTAGCTGCATCAGCTAACATTTGTTCTAATTGTTTTGGATCCATTTCCATTTCCTTTTTGACTTCGCTGCTTGCTTCCGTTGAGGATTCTAGCCCTTTAGCTGATTCGCTGTTGGGTGCAAACTGCATTTTGAAAGATTTAAATTCTTCGGCTGTATCAAACGCCTTAGAAAGACTAAATAGTGTATTTTGATTAGCTGGCACTGATACTACTGAAATTTCATGTAGTTCCAATTCCTTTACCACAAACAGCTCTGCAGCTGAGTTGTACTCCGCATCTACGATTCGGAATCCGATACTAAACGCCGTTAAAACGCCGTCTTTTACAAGATTGAACACCTCACTGGCTGCTGAAGAGATTCTGGCTTTAATCCATAACCCTTTGCCGTCAATTCTATGTTCTACCATCCTACCAACTGGTTCGCTATGGTCATGGTATGCTAGAATTACTGGATTTTTCAAGTAATTCTGAATACCTTTTTCCCATACGCTTACAGGAACAACATCGCCCTGTCTATCAATATCTGTAGTACTTGCGTACCCTTCAATTGTTATACTGGCTGTTTTTCCGTCGGTGGCAGTACTCTTGATAAATGAACTGTTTAAAAACAGTACTTTACTTTTATCTACCATATTACCCCTTTATTGCTGATTATCTGTGGGCCTACCACCTTTCGACGGATCAGCAGCCGAACCCGCAATGTTGGCGGGTATTCTTATTTCGTCATTACCATCAAGTGGTTCATAACGTAATTCTTTTCTTGCTTCATTAGCTGTAATGATGCCTGCATTGACTAAAGTCGAATGGTAAGCAGCAATATCTTTTAATTCTGGTTGTAGTGCTGACACAGATGCAGTAATTGCTTCAATGTCATATCCAAAGTATCGTTCTAGGCTTGATGTAAACTTACGAACAACTGGCATTACTGTTTCTAAATAGAATAAGCGTAAATTAGGCGAGATGTTAGCATTGTTTCCACCAGCCAATAAAATAGGTGGAATACCTATACATTGCATAATTAATTCGTTGTGAGTCTTGATCGACAGATCAAAATCCATGTCTTTGAAGTTTTGATTAGATACTTGTGCAGGCTTCAGGCCACTATCCAAAATAACTGGACGCTTGCCGCCTTGTTTAGTTGAATATTTTTGTAACCAGTATTGTATTGTTTTTTCTTTTGCAACTTGTGATAATGTATTTTCACTAGTTAGTACTAAACCAAATACAGCTCCATTTTCAAAGAAGTTTTCTTGAAACTCTTTCATTGCGTATAAGGTAGCAATGGAACGTTGGGCTGCTTCAAGGCGCGACGCACCTCTGTATATACTTTGTGAATTCAAATCACGGAAGTGGAAAACTTCTGTTTCTTTAAAATCAACCATACCGTTGTAGCGGTATCCACGAATAAACGTTTTGGTGTCAGTTAAAATTTCTACGTTTTTTGCTGGTAAGTGATACATAAATACACCATCAAAGTGTATGAACACGTTACCTTCTAAGATCAAATCTGTAAAGATTGATTGACGAAATTCTTGTGTTGATTGATAAGGATTAGGGCGGAAGTTAAGCAGCGTGTTAAGGGACTTTTGACGAATCCCAGCAACAGTGCCTTCTGCAATCTTATCTTTTACGTCGTAATCAAGTGAGCCAGCTGCATTAACAAGCATACTTACCGAACGATTAACCGACTCCAGTTTCTGGAAAGCTTGTTGATATGTTATCTTGCTCTCTGAACCGATTTGTGTACCAGCTTCTTGAGCGATACGAGTTTGTGCTGGATTAAGTTTTTCAACAATCCAATCTGTAAATCTTGACATAGTTTTCCCTTAAATAAACTCTGAGAAAAAACTACCAAAGCTTTTCTTAGGGATTGGCGCTGATTCCACCACATCACCAGTATGTTTTGCACGCTGCGTTTCTATCCAGTGAGCCTGTTTGGGTTCACTGCCAGGGCGCGGAGCTTTACCATAAACACTGTGCAGCGCTACATGATGACGATTACAAAGGGTGTAAACTTGGTCATATAACTCTACTCGGTGCTCATCAATAAACTCATCTCGCACAGCTAAAATACCGGCATCTGTTGAAATATCGTAACCCTTGGCTTCAGACCATTTATCTAGGAGTATTGTAACTGAGTGTAGGTGATGCAGTTCTAAGTCTTGGTTAGTACCACAGACATGACAGCAATCTTTCTTTTCATAGGCTGCTTTAGCCCGGTCACGAACCCACTTTACAGGAATTCGTTTGTTTGTATTCTTTGCCATTACTTCAATGTAGAACGTAACATCCATGAATGTTTGCGGTGAGCATCTTGACGATCAGCCAAGAAATTTGCCAAGCCATAGTCGCCCATGCTTTCAGCAGCAACATAAGCTGCACGGAAAATCTC